GGCTACCTGGTTGAGTTGCCAGCTATGGACATGAGCGAGATGATGCCTGTTCTGATGGGTATGCTTGGACTTGGCGGTTTGAGATCTTTTGAAAAGTACAAGGGGGTTAGCAAATGAATAAAGATCAATTGATCACCGAGCTTGTCGCTGATGAAGGCGAGGTCTTGGCAGTATATAAATGCACCGAAGGACATGAAACGTGTGGTGTCGGCCACATGATCACTGAAGCTGATCCCGAATATGGTTGGCCTCTGGATGCTCCCATAACAAAAGAGCGGAGCGATGAACTACTACGCAAGGACCTAAAAATTGTACTTGCTGACTGTGCCTGGGTTTTCGATGACTTTGATGATTTTCCAGAAGAGGTACAATTAATTGTGGCGAACATGATGTTCAACCTAGGAAGGCCACGTTTTGAAAAGTTTGTGAAGTTTATAACGGCTGTGAAGGAGGGCGATTGGCAAGAAGCGGCAATCCAAATGCGTGACAGTCGATGGCATAGACAGTTGCCCCAGCGAAGTGGTCGATTGATTGATCGGATGGAAGCTGTTTAATCTTTTTTAATAATACAAGTAATTTGACCAATCGTTGCTTTATTACGATGAAAATTTTCAATGTATTTTTTTAATTCGTCAAAATGTTCCGCAACGTGTAAAAAGCAATCTTGTTGATTGGCAAATTGCAAGGGTATTCCATTGTAATGCGTGATTTCTAAATTTCTAAAATCATTATTTTCTGGATTAAACCAAAACATTTGAATCAGAATTATATATTTTAACATTATAATTCCTGAAACCCGTCATAGGGTTCTTGTTCTTTTGTCAATTCTAATTCAAGTAAAGCAAGAGCATTCCAGGCTTCATGTGCCAAATGAAGCAAATTACTTTCTTCGTCTTTTTTTTCGATAGCCTGCATAATCATATGCCTAGCTTTTGCGTTGGCGTATCTTTCTTTTCCGTTGGGTACATACTTCCAACCGGAAGGCGAACCGTATTTATTAACGCCATAAGTCGATACTTCAGCAACAGCCATTAAAGCATTTGCAAAATCATGAAGCATTAAACCGACAAGAGGTTTTCCGTTATCATATTTTTTTCCTTCCATAACTTATTTATGTAACAAGTTCAGAAGAGAAATTTCGATGCAAACACCATTAATTTTTGCAGACTCATTTAAGCAGTTTTGTAAAGTATGAAAGGTATTGATAATTTCAGTATGGTTTTCCAGAAAAAAAACAAGTGCATAAGACATAATTCTCCCTTTCACATATATATATGAGTAAGAACGTGAATTAATGAGGTTAATAAGAGGAATTATTTTATAAAATGCACAATTAATTTTTGTTTTCTTTATAAAAATCCTCTAATCCGGCTTTAGCGGAAAAAGCAATCACTTCTTCTGCGGACTCTTCAGTAGGGGCCACAAAATACATAGCCGTAATTAATGTTGTCAGTATGCCTGCAAAAACTTTATTTGGTGCGTGGTTTTTTATTTTTTTATCAAACTCAGCTAAAGCATTTAATGCTATTTCTTTTCCTAAATTAAATGCTTCTTCTGTAGCGTCAGGATTGTCTTTATCATTCATATTATTTCCCCGAAATATCAAAAAGTAATAGTTGAGTGTAACAATCTTCGCATAGATAACCTTCTTCAGTTTTAAAGCAGTTATCTGCTCTACTGCATGGTATGCGATTAATAAATTTACCACTGCCAAATGAAGTGTCTTTGCGACATTCTAAACAAAGATCCCCTAAATCTTCAATAATTGATGTCATAGTATTTTCTCTTCACATTCAATACTGACTTCACGAATGTCGCTTGGTGATAAAGTAACAAGCCCATCTAGTGCATTGTTGTATTCAGTTAATATATTCTCAATGAACTCTACTTTGCTTGAGGCAACCCTTACTGGGGTAGCATAAACATTAATTACACAACTATATTGCTTACTCATGGCAAGCCCTCCTTATTTTTCCAACTACTAAATCTAATAAAGATTCTGGAATTTCTTTTGCTGTGACTGAATTTATTCTTCGAGTATTATTTCTAAAAACATTTGTGGCTACTAAATCTAATAAAGATTCTGGTCCGTCAATTACTTCTGGAAATAAATGTGCTTTACGATTTTCAGTTGCATGAGCAAACGTTTTTTTGTTTTTATCAAATTGCCATTTTTTATAAAATTCTTCAGAAACTTCTAAATCTAAATTGATATCTACATTAATTGTTCTCATGTTAAAACCTCATAGATATTTGTTGTGGGTGATTAGTTAAAGGTCTTGAATATCTTCTTTTTGCTATTCCTCTTCTGATAAATCTATGGTCACAATCATAATTAGCGTGTTCTATATAAATAGCTTTCTCGTAATCATGCACATATGTCCAAATTGTATGCATGTTGGGAAATCTTATTTTTATTAATTTTTCAATAATTTTAAGAAATTCAGATGGCACTTTTCGTGCTTCAATAACATAACAAAGATAAATATCTTTTGTTTGAACTATAATTGGTAGAATTCTTCTGCTTGGATGAGATTTATTATGAAGAGTATTGTCATAATGTCTTCTTATATGTCCAAAACTTATTTCTGGATTAAAAACAATTCGTCTGATTTCAATAACGTTTTTTGAATGAGGTCTTCCACATGGGTTGCCAATTATAGCAACGCCAACAACTCGTAAAATTTTAAAAGGAATATTAATTTCTACAAGTTTTACAGCAAAACGAACTTGTACTTTTGGTACTGGGTCGCAATGTCGATGCCATTTTTTTACATATTGATTTGCTTCTTCGGTAGTTATATCTAGGATTCTTAAAATTCCCATTTAAAACCTCATAGATATTTGTTGTGGGAATTGATTTAATTCAATATTGCCCCATTGCTCTGCCATAGCTTCTGCAACACCTTTGAAAAATTTACTTCGGATTTTCCATCGGTCTTTGCTTGGAGGAGTTTTGTGACATTCATCTCTGGCAGTTGAACCGTCAACTTTGCCAGTAGGTATTAATGGAGGCAGACCTCGTAACCAGAAACATGTCTTTTTAGTTACGTTATCTTCAGACTGTTCTGATTGAGCAAACTGCCAGGGCTGGATTTTTTGTTCAGGCTCAGTAAAGTTTTTAATACGTTCTTTTGCGTATTTATGCATGATAGGGTTTTCAATTGCCCTAAGAGGTACATCAGCATTAAGAACATAACTGAATAATTCACACCCTTCTTCAAGCTCTTTCCACATATCTTTTAAGGTTTTGTTAGGAGGGGCTTTAGAAAGCCACCTGACACCGCTGTTGCATAGACGGGTACAGGGTGGATGTGCCACCATAAGCATGTCCCACGATTCATTTTGAAGCACATGGCGTATATCATCTTGTATATGTCTATTAGTAGGGATATCGCTTGGAAGTAAATCACAACTCCATGCATCATGCCCTTTGTTTAAAAAAGCATCTCGAACTGTTCCACTTGTTTCACAGCCTACTAATACTTTCATGGTTTTTTCTCCTTAATAGAACAAAAAATGAACTTTTCCCGTGTTTCTTCCCGTGTTTTTGGAGCCTTTGAAGGGTATGTTCAGGGTACGTTCAGGGTATGCGGAAGGTTCGCTTTTATATATAATATATGACATTAAACCTCTCAAAAGCCCTTGTTCTCTGGGATTTAGAAGAGTATACAAAACTTGCGGGCAGTTGGCCGAGTGGCTGAAGGCGCTCCCCTGCTAAGGAGGTCAAGTATTGTTTAATAACAATTACTTACCTGTTTCTTCCCGTGTTTTTACCCGTGTTTTTTGCACAATCTGTGCATTTTTACGTCTTTTGAGCATTTCTTTTGCTCTTTCTGGTTGAAGGGTAACGTATGTTTTAGTTGATCTTGTACTTGTCCAAGAACCGCAGTTTACGAGATCAAATTCAGATGCCCCTTCTGCGGCCAAATCAGTTGCAAATTTATGTCTTGCTTTCCTTGCGGCAAAAGTAACACCAAGTTTTTTTGTCAGATCATTTAACCAAGTTAAACTACTTCGGTTTTTCCACGGAAAAAGTTTGCCAGTTTGATTTTTTTTTGGAACGTTTGCCAGTAAAACAAAAAAATCCTGATCCATTACTATTTCTTTGTTCTTTTTTGCTTTTGGAATAACAACCTGAAAAGTCTGCTCTTTCATATTAATGTTATCCCAAGAAATCGACAGAGCGTCTGAAGGCCGTAAGCCATGATAATGCAATACAGCAATATAAAGCTGTTTGATTCCTTCTGTGTTTTGTAAAAGGATTTCTCCAGCTTTATCTGAAGGCAATTTTTTTGGCACTTCTTCTTCTTTGAAAGTAGATATTCTTATATGGGAACAATGTTCGTCTTCTGCCGCGCAGTTAATAATAGCTGAAGCAACTCTTATGACAGATCGGTTCCAAGAACTTGCTTTGTTTTTGGGATACAATTCTTTGCAAAGACTTTTAATCGTGCCAGGTTTAATTGTTTCTAGTAAAAAATCACCAATAACACTTTCTATTTTTTTTGCGTAATTCATTTGCATTTTCGAGCGATTATCAATCATCTCGTAATGATTTACTGCATCTGAAAAGGTCCAGTGTTTCTCTTTAACGACACGACCTGTGCTTTTGACTTGTTCTTTGAAAGCGTCCCACTCTGCCTGTGCAAGTCTTTTGTTAGTCGTGCGCGTAGTGATTTCGTACTCTTGGTTGCGGATTGAACCCCTGACTCTATAAGTCGAGTTTTGTTTTCTCTGTCCTGGTTTGTAAAACGTTGGCAAATTATTTCTCCAACAATTAGGTTTACCTGATTGCGATTATAAACATTTACTTTTGTTCGACCTTTTCTAAAGCCAAGTTCTTGTGAAATTTGTTTAAGCGTTTTTTCAGAAACAATAATTTTATTATTATTTATTTCTTTTAGAATTTCTTCCAGAGTAAAAAGCTCTATCGATAATTTTGTCATAACGACACCGTTGTGTCATTAAAACCATCATAAAAATTTGCGCTGCTTTTACAATGTTCGCAGATACGGTTAAATTTTCCGATTGCACCAAATTCTTTCTGGCAATGTAAACATTTCCGTTTTGTTTGAAGATGTTCTTTTTTCTTTTCGGCCCAGTATTTAATATTTTCATGTCGTGTTGCTTTTAATTGATATTTTACATACTGGTCAAAAGAACGTTCTATTTTTTGATTGCTTCCGATGTATGATTTTTTGAATTGTGGAAAATTAGTTTGTATAAAATGTAAAATCTTTGTTTGAATATTTTCCATTTCAAAGGAAAACTTTTTATCTTTTCTTGCTTCTTCGATTTTTTGATTTCCATGATAGATGCTCGAAGCATCACAGGAAAAAATATTAGCAAGAGCATATCGTGAGAATGAGGTATACTTGGAAGCAAGCCACCATGCTTCCCACCGGATGCGAGACATTTGATGAGTTTTCATTTTCATTGATATAATGTCAAAAATTTCAACCTGATGTTTTTGCGCTATTAATTCTAAAATATGATCGCAAATAATTTCATCAAATTTTTTCACTAAAGGTCTGATGCTCATAACTAAAAACCTCCGAAATAAAAAGAGGGGCAGTACAATGGAGATTCTAAAACTGCCCCTCCCACGTTTAGGATATTGAATAGGAACCGTGGTTCTCTGTATCAGCGTCCCTCACGTTAGAACTCTGGCGGGGAGGCAATCCAGCTTGAGTTCCTTGATTGTTTTTAAGACTCTGCACAACTCCTTGGTTGATGTGAATTTCTGTACTTTGACGGTTTTCACCGTTTTTATCTTGAAAGTTTTTAAACACCAATTCGCCTTCAAGAAAAACCAAGTCACCTTTTTTAAGGTATTGATTTGCAAAACTTGCATGAAATTTATCCCAGACAACAATATTGTAGAATTGAGAAATATCTTCGGCGGTTTTTCTTTTTTTGTTGGTTGCAAAACGAAATTTGGAAAACTGGTTTCCATTTTGTAAAGTTTTTGCTTCTGGGTCATCAACAAGACGACCTATTAATTGAACTTTATTAAGATACATTTTTTTCTCCCTTTTTATAAACTTAATTGTTCACGTCTTCTGTCATAAACACTATTGATTAAAGACAAATTCTGATGGTCATCCTTTTTCACTAACTGCTCTATGAATCCCATATTGCGTTCTCTTGCATTATCTAAATCAATAATGTTTTTAGCTTCTTCAAATTTCTCAATTAGTTGGCGTGATGCTTGATATTCTTTGGATGTATTGAAAACATCTCTTTCGCCTTCTTCGTTTGTGTTCTCTGCATCTGCAATGTCCGGATCAGCATAGACATGTCCGGCAAGACCTATAAGTTTAAGAATAACTCTGTCTTTTGCCCGTTTTTCAGCCATGGCAAAATAGTAATTATTTTGGCAATTCTGCGGACTTGCTTCTCCTATGCTCCATTCAACAACATCTCCTTTTTTACCAATAACGTGAAGAGCCACATTATTGACATCAGACCTGACGACCTGAACAAGTTCCGTTGTAATATTTGCTTTTTGAGCAAGTTCTTCGACAGCTTTGTGTCTGATAATATAATTCTTATGACAAGGCCATAACGCTTCTTTTGGATCTAGTTCATACTCTTCCAAAATTTCTTTTATGGTTTGTGATATTACAGGGTTTCCCATATTTATATTCCTCTTGCAGTCATTACTCTTTGATTCCTACCGGAGCGTCCTTTTCGTTTTTCACCAGTAAAATAAATTAGTTCTTTGTTCGAAAGAGCTGAAAATCGAGCTGTTACGCTTGAATAAGGAAGCCAGTGCAATATTTGTTGAACCTGGTCAGAAATACATCCATCTCTTCCAAACTTTTTAATAACTTGTAAAACTGTATTTTCCAGTTTCATGGTGTTGACGTTTTCAGCCGCTTCTACGCTTGTGGAAGGAGCATTTTTTCGAACGAGTTTGTATGCTTCTGTCATGCCGCGTCCTTTTTCTTTTCTGTTTTTTCTGTTTTGATGGTTAGTGATCCAGCTTTATTGCGTACAATTTTCAAACCACCTCCATGCACTTCTTTTGCATCGTCAGGCACTAGTTTTTTAAGTTTTTCTTTGATTGCTTTGAACTTTTGTTCAGCAGGATGAAGTTCATGAAAATCATTGGCAAGATCGACAAAAAGATTGTTCTTGCTCATGTCAATCACTTTTAAAAGTGTGCTTTTAATTTTGGGTTTTCCAAGGGAAGCTGGATCCGCCGGACAGCGATCATCACCCTCCATATGCCACCAAAATTCCTTGTGAAGTTCTACTAATTTTTCTTGATGTTCCCAGTTCGCATCAATAAAAATAGGCTCAATAAGGTTGTTACCTGCAATTGCAGTTAAACAAAATCTGCCTATGCCAGTGGCGAGCATATTATTCTGCGCTTGCCAGTAGTAACTATCCTCAAGACGGGACTCAATGTTGGCATAATCTCCGCGGTAGGGATGGGTATGCTTTGCATCGATGACAAATTTTCCGAGTCGATCTTCTCCTATGGCATCTACCAAGGCTCCTATACAGGATACATCGGGGTGACGAATGACTTCGGTTGGAAACTCCAGATCCCAGTTTTTGTTTTTAGCTTGCCAGATAATGTTGAATTTTTCTGTTACATTGCCAAGCTGAATATTAAATTTATTGAAATTTGTTTTTTCCAGACCTTTTAATCGCTTCCATAAATCGGACCAATGACCATTCCATAGCATATGGGCTGATGAACCACCCACATATGTATTTTTTTCTGCTAATTGTTCGGACGTTAGGCCAATACCGGACATGATCTGATCGTATAGCTCAGTCGCTTGTACCATATTTATCTCCCATTTTTTATTTTTGATGCATCTTCGCTATTAATGATGTTGCTTGTAATTTCGAGGATCTGCTGAATTGCAACGTCTGAAAATTTGCCCATATTTACGCGAGCAACTTGATTGATGTTTTTGATGGCCTGCATGTACCGATATTCGTTAGAATGCTTGTGTGCAGTCTCACGGGCAGATATAGGGTAATTTGCCTGCATATTTTGCCTCCTATTTGATTTAATGGTAAGTATAACTGCATAAATGCAGTCGTTCAAGCATTATTATTGGATGGTTGACTTTCACCAAGCCATCTTTCACGTGCTTTCAAGGTTTCTTTGTAAGAGATTTTCCTAAATTGAAATTCGCTCTCCATATGCTGAACGAAATCGGCGATTTTTGGAAAATCACTCCATTTGTAGGATTTGACAACTTGTTCGCATGCATATTCGAGCAAATCATTTGGGTAGTCTGCCAGGAATTTTATATATTCCTTTAAAATGGTATTTTCGGGTAAATCGCAACGCAAAAAACCCGCAACAACTTTTAGGTTTCGTACCACGTTTTCATGTGTGCTTGCTTGTAATTTTTCGATATCTCTTTTTTTCCAAGCATCCAGCGTTTTTTTTCGTTCGTCAGGCTTTTGTTCAGTTAAAGGTTTACTTGATATCTCGTAGACACTGGTCGAAGGTGTCGTTGATATCGCGAAGTCTTGGTTTTGTTTTAAATTTTGTGACATTACTTTTTCCTTGTTTTTCACTTCTTCTGATCCAATTTTTGAAAGTTGCTTGCCAATCCACGTATCTGTAGTCGTGGCTTTGACACTGAAGTACAAAATGTTCAGTAAATTCGCTCAGATTTATTTCAGGAAATTTTTCTGTACAGTATTTTATGGTCTGAGGTTCTAGTTTGAAGTCTTCTGGAATAGAAGTTTTCTGTCCCTTCCTTTTTTTATTACTGTTAATGGTATTGTTAGTGTCAGCCCGCTGACCATTAAGGTCAGTATTCTGACCATTAAGGTTAGTATTCTGACGATAGGATTTTGTGTCGTAGTTGATAAAAAAACCGTATTTTCGTCCTTTATGCCTTGTAATTTTCACAAAACCAGAACGTTGCAATTCTTGCATGTTAGAAGTAACCCAAGCTGGCGACATATTGAGCTTGTCAGCCAATGTTTCACGGCTAGGCCAGCAATACCCACTTTTGTCTGCATACGTTGAAAGCAGGCTTAACAATGCTATTTGTGCAGGCTTTAAATCTGCATCAAAAGCTGAAGCTGGTATGATGCCAAATCTACTCATTTTTCCCCTCTTTTATTTTTTATCGTTAAACCATTGCGATAGTGGTTGCACTACAAGTGGTTCCTTGTTGTCGGCTCTTAAAACAAGCAAATCATTTCCTTCTAGATATTGGTAAATTTGTTTAAAGCCGTTCGCCCTGGCTTTTACTTCGATGCGGTATTGGTCTGCGATAATGTCAGGAGCATCATTAGGTTTGTACGTTTGCAGGGTTCCTGTTCTTATTGTTTTAAACCCTGCTTCTTTAAATAAATGGGTAACTTCTCTTTCTATTCTGGCTCCTTTATCACGACTTTTCTTCCCCATCTATTAATACCGCCTTTAATTCCATTCCTAGAGCCATTGCCCAACAAAAAAATAAAAATCCACTGGGTCTTCTCATGCCTACTTCCCATTTACTGACTAAATAGTCGCTGACACCTATTTTTTCTGCTAGTGCCATTTGGGATAAACCCAGTTCTTGTCTACGCATTATAAAAGTTGAAATTAGTTCAGTTGCAAATCTGGCATTGCTGCTTTTCAGCTTTTTAATTGCGTGAATATTTAAGCATGTATTCGGCAACTTTTGTTGCCTGGTGGATTCGTGGAGAGGATGTTCCTCGAACCCATCGATAATAAGTGGAATTTGAGACACCTGCATCTATGCATCCATCTAATAATTTCCAACCAGTCTGTTTCGCTATATTTTTCAACTGGTTAAGATAAGTTTCTATGTGTTGAGTTTTCATTTACACAGTATGCATAACTGCAAAAATGCAGTCAAGAAATATTTTTTACTTGCATTTAAAAAAAAATACTCTTTATTTATGGCATATATGCAGTCTTATATATAAGATGATTGCAAAAAAACAGTTTTTAAATATATATATTTTTTTTAAAGGGGTCTTATTTTGATTTATAAAGTTTGTTTTAAATGAAAAAAAAGGAACCAGCTATTGAACAAGTTGCTCAATGGATGGAAAGTGTTTTAAAGATGAATAATTGGACAGCACAGGACTGGGCCAAAAAAGCACAAACTTCGCCTACAAATATCACACGATTTTTATCAAAAAGAGCGCATTTGCCAAATAGTGCAACGATTTTCAGTTTAGCAGAAGCGGCTAAATCAAATCCTAATGTTTTTTCTAACGATCAGTATTGTGTATCTATTCCAATTGTTACAGCAAAGGATAAAAATATGGCCGAAGTCAGAAAACTGATGCCTCATGGTTCATACAATGTAAATGTAGATGTAAGCGCAGAAGCATTTACTGTTACTTTAGATACGGATTCCATGACTTTGGCAGGTTTGTTGCCAGGTGACAGGTTAATTTGTGAGCCGGAACAATCGTTACCGAGAAGGCATGGACATATTATTGTCTATAGAGATGGTAAAACAATATCTGCTGGCAAGTATCTGCCCCCTTATGTCATGCCACATTCCAGTAATGCAGAAAGACAGCCCATCGATGTTGATTCCGTTGATGTTATGGGTATTGTGGTACAATCTATTCGTGATTTGCGTTAAACTGATAAAGTTTTCCAATAACTGGATTGAAACATTTTATTGAGTGCTAACTCACGGTTCTTCTTGACATTGTGAATTAAGCCTTTTGTTTTTTTCAAATCAACATGTGTTGCCCATTCTGTAGCAGTATTATAAGTGCTGTATAAATTATGTCCGCAAGATTTGAAATTTGCATCTAGCAATTTTTCCAGATCATTCATTTTATTGATTGAATAATTGACGTATTTATAATTTAATTCAACAGGTTCTTTCTGGAAAGCAATTGTTTTTGAGAAAAGTTCTAATGCTTCTCCTCTTGAAACTTTTTTATCCATCCAGCTTCTAAACCTTTCTTCGTTTTGTTTAAAATCTGCAACCATAATACTCATTGATTGAATCATACGCGCTATGGTTTCGTCTGAACTTATGCCTTTTGTGTGTTTTGCATAAAATGCCATTTTGAAGGAAGGAGAGTCCTGACCATTAAGACAGAATAAACGCAATCCTGTCATTTTATTTCTCATTCCCCATTTACCGTCCCAAGAGTTCTGATGATTTAAAACAAGTCGTGTGATGTCACCGATTTCAGGTTCAATGGTCTGGTTTGGAAACTGTATTTTTAGATCAAGTTTGCGTCCTTCTTCGAATACCTGAAAATCGACAATTGCGTCTGATATGTTAATTAAACCTTTGTTGCTCATTTCCTGAATTGCTTCGCGAATATGCTGAACAGGTTTAACATATCCTTCGTTGTGGTAAGTTTTGGAATGAACGCCTAAAGTTTTTCCTGTATCGGTTCGATAATATTCAACTTTGTCTGGAATTTCTTGAGGTCGAAAGGATACTCCATCATGATTAGATTCATATTCCCTAACTCCGAAAATATTACCTTTTGCAATTGGAAAATCAATTTTTGAAATGTCCATATTTTCAAATGTATTAATTTCATTTTTATATAATGGAATTACATTCATTGTATTTCTCCTTTATGTTTCATTTAAAATAATAGCGTGGCATCCGCTCATGCCGTTACCATCTTGCGTGTAAGCCTCCGATTTTCTATCGGTATTAAAATTTTCCCAAACTGTGTGCGTAAAATTTTCTGCGTATTTCCAATGCTCAACCTTGCGGATTGCTTCAACAGCACTTGTAGCCTTAATTTTAGTTTCTCGCTCTACAGGTGGCTCGCAGTTTGCATAATATTCTGTGACAAGAAATGTTTTTTGATTAACCATTTGTTTTTATCCCTGCAAAATACGTTGCCATGCGTCGTCTAGTTTTTTTGCCATAGCATGAGCTTCTTTTGTATTTTTACCTTTTTTTACGATATATTCTTTTGATATTTTTATGGCTTCTGTTACTTGGCGAACAGCTTCAGGCCAGTTATTTCGAAATTCATTCATACTTTTATGAATCATGTTTTTCTCCTTATTCTTTTGGTTTTGTTTTTTGAGTCAATGCACCAGAAATTCGTATAGCAATGAAAATTGCTACAGGAACTAATGCAATGATTGCTCCGAAACTGAGCATGATACCGCTAATTGCAAATAAAATGACTGTGATGCCAATTATCGCGGCATAACTCATAATGAATGTCCCAAGACGCAAAGCCGCGTATTGCATCCATTTTATTGTTGGGATGGTCTTTTTGGCAAAAGATCCAGTGTCCTTCGCTGTTTCTGTAATCTTATTTGCATATCGGAATAAGTTTTCCATATTTTCCACTCCGTAATTGCACATTTAATAATAGCGACCATTAATATTATGACTGCTACTGGTATAGAGACTGCCAGTATGAGAGTACCTGTTTCCATTTACTCGCTCCCTTTAATTGTAATTGTGGTTTGTCACCTTTTTTCCATCCTCTGATAGTCAGTTTGTCACAGCCTATTGTTTTTCGCATTGCCCAAAGAATAATAGAAATGACCGCACCTCCTATGATGGCGGCAACCATTCCTCCTAGAGTTCCGAAAAATAAAAATGTCAAAAGTGCAGTTGCACCTATATCTATCCATTTTTCAAATGCCAGTACTCTTTTGACTGCAGCAAATTTAAAAAGAACAAATAAAATAGCTAATGCTGAAATTATGCCTGCAAATATAATCATTATTTATATCTCCTTCGCTTAAGTAGCCATAACCGTAAGGCGAACAAAAAAAACGGAGAGGCGTTGAAGCCCCTCCGCATAGAGTTAACTGGTAGAGTTAAAGATATTTTTTGATAATTTCGTCTGCTTCCTGAGTTCCAGCAGTGATATGACGTACAGGTTCAGGTTTTCTTTCGGTGCTTGAGATTTTGAACTCTTCTTCTATGATTTCTTTATACACCTTTTTTGATGCTTCATAATAACAAGTATCAAATTCTTTCTGTGATTCAAGTTGTCTGATTTGTGCTATTAATTCGACAATTTTTGTATCATCACACTCCGCTTGTGCTTGCCGTTTTAGAACAGCCAAGTATCTTGCTTTTTGTGTAATTAAAGTGTTGGTAGATTTTACTCTCCAATGTCCAAATTTGCACTGCTGTTGCAAATAAGCTCTTACACTATAAGGAACATTGTATTCATTTCCCTGAAAATCACTTAACAGGTTTTGAACTTCATTATTCTCCAGTCCTTCAATCATTGCATCACTCCAGAACTGTGCAACAGTCTTGATTTGTTTTGCCATGAATTCAACAAACTCCGAATTACTTTCTGAGTTGCCTTCTCCGTTCCTTGCATAGTTAGCAACCATTTTTGCCTGGTTTGCCTGATGCTCAACGAGTTGTTCTTGCATAGTTGTATTTTCCATTGTATTTTCTCCATGTTTCACATTTTCTAGTTCAAAAAGTCTAGCCCTGTAGAGTTATTCCAGTAACTCCACAGGGTTTTTCTTATTTTCGTGTTACGAAATATGTTACGAAAACAGGTATCATAATAAGTATTATTATTAACGTTGAAATACTCATGTCAGCCTCTTAATTGCAGAAACTACTGCAAAATAAATAGGTCCAACAATCAAACCAACTGAAATAGACAGCCAGATGAGTAAGGTTTTCCATCCTACAAGAAGTAAAAGGGAAATAATTGAAAAGATGAACCAACCTGTCAGGATGTTATGCAATGTAAATGCTTTACTGCATTCTTCTTTGAAGTCAGACCAGATCTTATCAAACTCAATTTTCTTAGCAGTTGTAACCAGGTATTGTGTGTTAAAGTTCGTATTCATTAGTCATTCCTCCTTTAAGCGTATACGGTTGAATTGTTGTATTTTTCTTTCCATGTATCATCTGTGTTTTCTTCATAAACACTTATGTCATTCCAACTTTCTATATCCGTAACTACTACGTCACCATTTTCATTTGTGAAGGTTACTGTGTTGTCTAGCGCGTTTAGACTCATAAATTGTGTAGGCATGTTATTCTCCATTGTTTTCAATCAGCCGTCGTACCCCGTGTACAACTCTTACTGATTTGTTAAATGGTGTGCGTTACAACATGTGTTAGTGAGCTGTCAGGGATCGAAGACCAGCTCTGCTGGCGATCAGAATCCCCCTTGGGATTGTTATCGTCCTTGACAAGTGAACGAGCATGTTACCGATAGGCGCACCAGACCAAATCAGAGAGAGAGATAGAGTCAGGAGAGATGTGCATGATTTATGTAACTCAGGCTGAACAGCAACATTTGCGTATGCGTAGCAGAGCAAATTGGGTTCTCAGACATCCGCTAGCATTTAAGGAATAGGACTTCCTCAAGGAAGGCCGTCATGAGTAGAGTACTGCATAAGTGAAAAACTAAAACAAAATCAATGGCTTCTGTTTGTGCATTGACAACATTTGGAAAAATGCTTTTTAAGGGGGAGTAAGAGGGGGTTTTTCCTAATGAAGAATGCACTAACGAAGGCAGATAAATCCGCTATCGAAGAAGCAGGTCAGTTGATCACAGATCAACAGCGTATGTTTATTGATAACTTGTTTATACCTGGTATTACTCAAAAACAAGCGGCCATATCCGCAGGCTATGCGGAGAAATCTGCACATGTGGCGGCAAGCCGTATCCTCCGGTATCCCAAGGTTATGGACTACTTAGATGCATGCGTAAATCATGGTATGAAACTCTCAGCTATCCGTGCGGCTCAGGTGGTGGTTGAACTAAGCGAGTCCGCTAATAGTCCATATGTGAGGCTACAAGCCGCACAGGATACCTTGGATAGGGCTGGTCATAAACCCATAGACAGAAGTATGGTTGCCGTTAAAGGTGAACTTAACGTAACCATAGACTTATCCTAGGTTTCTGATGCCCCCCAAGGGGGTATGTTTGGTTCGCTTCGCTCACCGCACAGGGGGGGGTTAAAAACCCCTTTGTTATATGAATATAACGTCCTTCGCACACACGACATGAAGTTTTCAAGTGCAGTTTGAAATATTTTTTTTTCTGTTTAAAGTGCTTTCAACTGCATTTGGTTCTTTTTGGTGATAAAAGCCTGTGTTTTTTAGAATAATTGCAGTTTTTAAAAAAACTTGACTGCACTTGTGCATGTATTTTATTTTGAGGCATGAGTTTTTTTACAGAAATATCACTAGAAGACCTAAATCGTTTGCGTAATGTGGTGAAGACTGTTCACATGAAGCATTGGGCAGATCGTCATATTACAAATTATGAAATAGACAAGTTGATTGAAAGTATCGGGCCGGAGACTGCTCAGAAGATGCTTAAAGTTGCTGTTGATTCGAAATTCGGAGATTAGAAGATGACTGAAACGGGCCGTAAGCTACCTATGACAAAGCGTAGCTGTAAAATTACATCACCACCAGAAAATCCAACATGCATCAAGGAAGTGGTAAAACTCTACCACAGTCTTATGAAAGAAGATGAATTAGTTGCTTGGAATGGATTTGCATGTTTCTGGACAAAAGCAATTGAAATACAAAAGAATTACTGGCCTGATTTGCCATATAGGACTGCGTTAGTGACATCATGTCTTTACCTGATAAATGCCAGATACCATAATCAGGAAGTCTGCATTGAAGACCTTTCTTATTTTCTGTCAATTCCCAGAACAAGTATGGTTAGAAAATTGAAAATATGGGAAGGAAATGGAATGATTACCTTAGTAAATGACGGAAAAATCGGAAAACGAACACGCATTTACGGAACCAAAAAAGCAGAAAAAAAATTACACAGATATTTTCAGGATATTAAAAATTTAAAAAGGCAGAAAAATTTCTTCAAAATAAAAGACATGAATGACAGTTGGGCAAGGTACGCACCAACGCAAAACTGTAGTAGCCATAATAGTTACTGATTTGTCGCTAAGTAACCAGAACGGTTGCTCTATCGCTTGTCTTTATAAAATTGATATTCATATTATTTTTTATGAATAGAAAAGAAAAAAAAGCCGGCTACGAAGAAGTCATTGAAGATATTCCCTCTGCTATTGCAGAGCATGCCAAGTTCCATCAGGATAATCTGGTGCATGTCTTGATTATATCGATTGACCCAAAAGGGAACTGGTTTTTCTCAAATACTGGGGATGTGCTGGATCAAGATGAAATAACAACTACGCTTGCAGAGGTTTGTCTGTCAACGAACGAAGTTTCGAGTCTAGATAAAAAAGATAAAAGTATTTTGAATTAACATGGCAGACTTAAACTATAAACCAAGTGGCATTCAGGCAAAAAATTTTATGAAATCCGACAAGTTTGTTCGCGGTATTCGCGGACCTGTTGGTTCCGGCAAATCCGTTTCCTGTTGCATAGAAATATTCAGAAGAGCTTGCGCTCAAGAGCCATCAAATGACGGCATCAGACGCACCAAATGGGCCGTTATCAGAAATACCAATCCGGAACTGCGAACAACAACAATCGCAACTTGGTTGCAATGGTTTCCGGAGAACGAATGGGGAGCGTTTAGATGGTCGCCTCCTTTCACCCATAAAATTCACAAAGGCGATATTGAACTGGAAGTGCTTTTTATTCCATTGGATACTCCCGAAGACATTAAAAAACTTTTGTCTTTAGAATTAACAGGTTGCTGGATTAATGAAGCCCGCGAAATCCCAAAATCCATTGTGGATGCGGCAACCAGCAGGTGTGGAAGGTTTCCTTCGATGAAGGATGGAGTGGGTCCAACGTGGCACGGGGTCATTATGGATACCAATGCCCCCGATACGGATCACTGGTGGCCTATTATGAGTGGAGACGCACCATTGCCTGACCACATTGGACACGAAGAAGCCCTCATGCTGATAAAGCCCGACAACTGGGAGTTTTTTACACAGCCTGGAGGGATGAGAGAGGTTCGCGATGAAAATCGAAACCTCACGGGTTACGAGATTAACCCTGAAGCGGAAAATTTAAAAAATTTACCTAAGAGTTATTACGACAACATGATCCGTGGCAAGTTGCGAAGCTGGATCGATGTTTATGTATTAAATAAACTGGGATCGACAGCAGAGGGAAAACCTGTTTATTCCGGTTTCGTCGAAAAGACACATATTTCCAAGGAGCCTCTGGAAATTGGCCCCATGCCTGTCTATTGCGGAATAGATTTCGGCCTGACACCAGCCGCAGCTTTTTTGCAAAGGATGCCAAACGGCAGATGGTTTTGTGTGAGGGAACTGGTTTGCGCGGACATGGGTGCAATTCGGTTTTCCGAAGTTTTAAAAAGATTCTGTGCCGAAGAATTTGAAGACCAGACGTTTTATTTTTATGGCGATCCAAGCGGAGATTTTCGCGCACATACCGATGAAACAACGCCATTCCAGATTTTACACGCCAATGGCATACCTTGTAAGCCAGCTCCTTCAAATGATCCTGTTATCCGCATCGAGGCGGTTAATTCCCTGCTTTCAAGAATGGTAGAAGGCGAACCTGGATTTCTGATTGACCGCCAGAAATGCCCAGTGCTGGCAACAGGCTTTGAAGGGGGATATCATTACAGACGCATCCAGACCACTGGAGAGCGTTATGACGATAAGCCAAATAAAAACAAATTCTCACACGTTGCCGATGCGTTGCAATATGCGGTGATCGGTGCGGGAGAGGGACGGGATATTGTTCGAAGTGGAAAACCCTTAAGGGCGTTTGTTGCAAAAACAGGATGGTCCCCTTTTAAAAAGAAAAAACGGATTCATGCGAGTCAATTTTGAACATCCCATTGACTGGCATGTGTGCTTTTCTGACGGCACAGATAAATGGTGGCAAAAATTTCTTAAACGCGGTTTCAGACATTGCTGGGCTTTCGGATACGATCCAACAGGAAAATGCTGGCTGATTGTCGAACCGACTTGGACTCATCTGGTAATCAGGGCTTTCAACGAAAACGAGTTTACACCTTGGATTATGAAAGCTCAGGAAGAAGGGCCGATTATTCACCAGATCAAAAAAAATGGTCCAATGCGAAAATCCAGACTTATGCTGACCTGCGTATCCCAAATTGCCTATCTGGTAGGTCTGGATCTCTTTCCATTAACCCCGTGGCGTTTATTTTGTGCATTGTGCAAAGCTGGAGGAAAGAGGACGTTTATTCCGATTTAATTTTAATTGGAGTAAAATTATGGGTTCGATGTTTAAGTCCCCTAAACCAATGGGTCCTTCCGAAGCAGAATTAGCGGCAATGAGGAGAACACAAGAAGCCGAAGCCGAGCGTAAACGCAAAGAGGAAGAAGAAACAGCTCAAAGAAAATTAAATAGACGAGGCAGACGATCTTTATTAAGTGAAGAAAATCCAGGATCAGGATATCTCTCCTGATGGACACAAAAGTAGATCAGATTCTTGCACGTTATAAACGAGCGTCTGATGAACGTGACAACTGGGTTGACCGCTGGCAAGACTGTTATGATTATGCGTTTCCACAAAGATCCGGCTTTTACGGCAAGGTAAGTGGACAAAGCAATACAGATGATCTTTTTGATTCAAGCACGGTTCAGGCTACACAGGAATTTGCAAGCCGGATGCAGGCTGGATTAACACCTTCCTTCGCTAAATGGTATGAGTTTCAAGCGGGTTCCGAAGTTCCCAAAAACGAAGTCAAAAAAGTTAACGAACAGCTTGAAAATGTCGGCATGTATGTCTGGGACATTTTGCAATCCTCCAATATTAATCAGGAGTTGCATGAAGCCTATCTTGATCTGGCCGTTGGCACAGGCGTTCTTTTGGTGGAAGAGGGCGATGCGGAGTTTCCTATTCGTGTGTCCGCTATACCCCAGTCACAGGTTATTCTGGATAGCGGTCCTTACGGTTTGATTGATGCAGTATACCGCGTAAGGAAAATGCGAATGCGCGAGATCAATGTGGTCTGGCCTAATGCAGAAATTCCGGTTGATGTAAATGCAACCGCTCAGAGAGATCCCGAACATCGATTTGAAATTATTGAAACAACTTGGCGGGACTGGACTCATAAAGAGGCAGAACGCCATGAGTTTAATGTCGTCATCCGAGATCCCAAAGCTATTATAGTTCAGGGGGAATTTAAAGGGGACGGGGCAAATCCGTTTATTGCTTTCAGGTGGTCCAAGACCGCTTCTGAAACTTATGGAAGAGGACCGTTATTGAACAGTCTTGCTGACATAAAAACTTTAAACGAGGTTGTGCGTCTGGGATTGGAAAATGCCGCTATGAGCATTACAGGCATGTGGCAGGCAGATGATGACGGCATTATTAATCCAGATACTATTGAGTTAGTACCTGGAACTATTATACCCAGAACAATGGGTTCGAGGGGGCTAGAGCCTTTGACACCCCCAGGTCGCATGGAAACAGCACAGTTTCTTATTGGAGAAATGCGTCACAATATCAAGAAAGCGTTATACAACGAAAGCCTTGGTGCGCCAGAAGGTACTCCAATGTCAGCAACAGAAGTGCATGAACGCATGGCTGATCTCAGCAGAGTTATTGGATCAGCTTACGGACGTTTGCATACTGAACTTGTTACTCCTCTTCTTCGCAGGGTTGTTCATATCCTGAAGAAACAGGGCAAAATTGAAATTCCGAAAGTAAATAACAGAGAAGTTAAAATTGTTAATGTATCTCCGTTAGCTCAGGCACAGCACAACGAGAATGTCGGGCGGATTGCTCGATGGCTGGAACTTCTGAATGCAGGCTTTGGACCTCAAATGACCAATGTGGTTGTGAAAGCGGAAGAAGCGGCAGTTTATACTGGTCAGGAAATCGGAATACCTGAAGAACTTATTCGCGATGAAGCTGAACGTCAGCAGATCATTCAGGCAATTCAGGAAACCGCGGCTCAAGCCGCAACACAAGGCAACCCACAAGGAGGAATGTAATGCCTAAAGGTGTTGGATATAAACCTAATCGAGTTAAAGCAACAAAGATTAAAAAACGAAGTACTTTTGAGCGAATGAATGATGCGGCTAAAGCTCAAACGGCAAAGCTAAAAAATGTTGTTACATTTGGCAAAGCGAAATTTTCAATATCAGAAAAAGCGGCAATTAGAAGAGCAATAAGATCAGGTGATTTGCGTGTAAAAAACCCATTCACAGGAAAAAATCAGTGGAAAGATTAAATAAGGAGGAATGTAATGCCTAAAGGTGTTGGATATGGAAAAGCCAGATTAAGAAAAGAATTTAAAGCTAACAAAAGAACAATAAGGAAATTTCATTCTGGCACAATGAAAATATTATCAAAAAAAGGTTTTGCTGGTGTGGGCGATTCACCAAAATTAGACCAAGCTATAGCAGATCGTAATCGTACTGAAACTAAAATGCAGTCAATGCAACAAAGAAAAGGCAATCGTTTCAGTATAAATGCAAAAAAACTAGAAAGACTAGATGCAAAAAAAATGCGTTCTGCGGCCAAAAAAATGAAAACAGTTGGCAAAGTTGTCAAAACTGGCTTCCGTCTTACTCCTGTAGGTGTAGCAATGTCTTTATTTCAACCAAAAGCCGTAGCAAGTGGCACACTTAGAAAAAGGAGAAAGTAATGCCTGAAGGTATTGGATATGGAAACAGAAAATCATTTAAGTACACACCCCCAAAAGGGGTTAAAAAAGCAAGAAGTTTGTTTCCTGAAATAGGAAAAAAAATTAAAGAAAGATTTTCATCAAAATATAATTACATGAATATGGGCAAACTGGTCAAAGAACTTAAAGGTCCAGATTTTTTTCCTACAGCGGAATCTCCGCATCTACGGAAGATAAAAAAGAGGAAGAAGTAATGGCAAAAAAAGCAGTTAAAAAAGCAGTTAAAAAAGTTGTTAAAGCTGGAAAACAGACAGCTAGGAATATGGGCGGTCTTGCGCCTGTTCGTTTGTTAGGCAAGGGTTATAAGTCCGTCTAACATGAAGCGTAAGGAAACTGGGATTTTAGGTCCAGACGGAATACAGCGAAGCCAAGCCCAAGAAAGACGGATTAATAACGCTGTCTATTCCTGTTTGCGAGAAGCAGATGGAGAATATTTCCTGAATTACCTGAAATCAATTACTACCCATGTAACGGCTGGCCCAGAAGTAACGGACGCACATTTGCGTCACCTCGAAGGCCAGAGGTTTATTACAGCAGTAATAGCCAAAAGATTTGAATTAGGACTTAACGCAAAGAAGGAGATTTCAGATGAGTGAAGGTGAAGGTTCGGCCCCAGCGGAAGCTGGCACAACCGAGTCAGAAGCTACAGAAACAACAGTTGCAGAAAGACCGGATTATGTACCAGAAAAATTCTGGGACTCAAAATCAGGCAATGTACGCATGGAAGACGTTTTCAAATCCTATACGGAAATTGAAAAAAAAGGTCGTGCAAGAAATGAAACCATGCGGGAAAACATTTTAGCTGAAATTGAAGAACAAATAAATTCGGATCGACCTGAAGCACCAGAATATTATGTTGTAAGAGTTCCGGATACATTAAAAGAACAAATGCCTGAAGGCATGGATTTTGAATTTAATGAAGCTGATCCTATGCTGAATTTCTGGAAACAACATGCTTTTGAAAACGGTTTTAGTCAGGAAGAATTTGAACAAGGTATTTCCGCGTTCGTTGAATCAAGTTTTTCGGATGTACCTAATTATGATGAAGAAATATCTAAACTTGGCGAAAACGCAAATGAACGCATTAATCATATTGCCATGTGGGCTAAAAAAACATTTTCCGAACCTACTTATCAAGCATTATCCGATTTTGCAATTACAGCCCAGAATACAGTTGCGCTTGAAGAAATTATGAGGTTGCAGGGCGAACCTGCATTTGCACCTGGAAGTAGTTTTGGAGAAAATAACAAGCCAACTCTTGAAGGATTAAGATCCATGCAGGCAGATCAACGGTACTGGCATCCAACAAAACAAGATCCAGAATTTATTAAAAAGGTAGAAGAAGGATTTAGACAGCTAGTTTCTTGAAAAAAACTCCCACTCCCAGGGAAAATTAAACCTCCTGTAAACAAAGCAGTCATTGTTGCAGGGGGTTTTTTTTGCAGTAATTTTTCTAATTTAACATTTTGTGCATTGCGTACCGTCTCTTTGATAAACGAATATTCGTAGTTAAGACAGATGGCCCCTATTACTGGTGCGCGACCCCGAAAGGCTCTAATCGCATTCATCCGGTGAAAGGCATAACCGAAAGTCCAAATTTGGTTCAACTTTTATCGGAGAAATCTTATGTCAACTTCAGTTGATACAGCATTTATCCGTCAGTTTGAATCCGATGTGCATGTTGCGTATCAGCGCATGGGAACTAAACTACGGAATACCATTCGCAGAAAAGTATCTGTGAATGGTGAAGATGTCCGTTTCCAGAAGTATGGAACTGGAACAGCTTCAACTAAATCCCGACATGGCGATGTGCCACTGATGAACGTCAGCCACACGACTGTCGATTGTTCAATGTCCGATTACTATGCCGCAGAATACATAGATGATCTGGATATGCTTAAACTTAATATCGATGAAAAAAATCTTGCCGCTCAAGCTGGAGCCGCGGCTCTAGGGCGTAAGACTGACTCATTGATTACCACTGCTATGGACACAACCACACAGACTATTGCTCATGGATCTGCTGGCTTGACCAAAGCAAAAATCCATACTGCTTTTGAAACACTAGGAAACAATGATGTCCCTGATGACGATCAGCGTTTCTGGGTTGTCTCTCATGCCGGATGGAATGATCTAATGGACATTACAGAGTTTGCAAGTTCAGACTTTGTAGGCACTGACAACTTGCCGTATGCGGGTGGCATGATTGCTAAACGCTGGCATGGTTTCCTTTTCTTTGCGTTTTCTGGTTTGGACGTTGCTTCCAATATCAGAAAAACTTTTGCTTATCACACGACTGCTATGGGTCATGGAATTGGCAAAGATGTTTCTCAGGACGTTACTTGGGAAGGCAAAAAACAGGCTCACTTGGTTGTTAACAAAATGTCTCAGGGAAGTTGCTTGATTGATGCCAATGGTATCATTGAAGTCAGCATCTCAGAAGCATAGGAGGATTATAAAATGGCTTATACAGCAAGTGGTCTTTCTGTTTTGGCAACAGCTAATGGCTTTACCCTGTGGCACTATAGTACCACAGATACGATTGCAACCTGTAACTCAGCAGGTTACTTCACAGGTGATGCCGTTAACATGTTGGCTGTTCGTGACATCATAATTATCTCGGATACAAATGCTCCCACAACGAGCTTTACAACCGTTTTAAGCAATGATGGCACAACCGTTGATATCAGCGATGGCACTGCCATAGCAGAAACGGATAGTGATTAGAAAATAATAGTCAGGGAGGGCTGATCGAAGACTCTCCCTGATTATACCTTTTGTAAGGCTGATTTAATGGCTTTAACTGACGTAACAATTGCTTCGAGGGCGTTAAATCTAATCGGAGCCGCTGAAATTTCTAGTTTTGCTCAAGGTGACAATCCGGCAAATATGGCAAATAATCTTTATGAGCCTATGCTGGAAGCGGCTTTAACAAGAACAAGATGGCGGTTTGCCACAGGTCAGTCAAAATTATCTCGTTTAGTTGCTGAACCTATTGCCAGATGGGAAGCGGCTTATCAAATACCGACTTCACCTCCTGTTTTACTTGTAAATGCACTAACGGTAAATGACGATCCTATTACGTTTGATCGTTATGAAGACAAAGTATATTGCAACACTCACGAAGACGATGTGGTTGTTATGGATTATACCTATCGTCCCAAGGTTATTTACTGGCCTCCTTATTTTACAAGAGCTTTTACGTTTGAAATGGCTTCTGTATTTGCTGGTTCTCTGGCAATGCGCGGTGATCTTGCAGATCATTTTACATTGAAAGCAGAAAGAGCTTTTGTACAGGCTAAGAATGCGGATTCTGCTTCACAGACAACAAGGCATTTAAGAGCTTCGACACTAGTTAATATACGGAGATCCTAGATGGTCGATAGCAATTTAAGAAATGTGCAGACATCTTTTACATCAGGTGAATTAGATCCTTTAATGCGGATGCGGTCAGACTTGAAGGCATATGCAAAAGGAGCGCAGACAGCAAGAAATGTTGCATTGTATGCTCAAGGGGGCGCAAGAAGAAGACCAGGTTCTATTTATCGGGCAAACCTTTCAGAAGCAACGGTTTTACATGAATACAGTTATACAGAAGGACAGGATTATATTCTGGCGTTTCAGAATACAAAACTGCTGATTTTCAACAGCAGTGGAAGTCTTTTGCAGACACTTACCAGTCAGCCGTGGCAAACAGCACATTTGAATGATCTTACAATTACAGATTCAGCAGACACTATTATTGTGTTCCACAAAGATTTCTGGCCCAGACAGTTAACCCGCACCGGAGCTTCCACCTTTACCAGTGCCGATTTTGTGTTTGAAGAAAATTCTGCGGGTTATCCAAAATATCAGCCTTATTTTAAATTTACTGCGGATAGTGTCACCATGACTCCGAGTGCAACAAGTGGAACTGGCAGAAATCTGACTTGTTCGGTCAGCATTTTTGAGTCTGACCATGTGGGAACTATTTTTAGGTATGATGGCAAAGAAATGCTGGTGACAAGCATTACATCCGCAACGGTTGCAGTCGTTAATATCAGGGAAACTTTATCGGGAACATCAGCAAGCACCGAATGGGATGAACAGGCGTTTTCTGCTGTCCGTGGTCATCCCAGATGCGGAGTATTCCATTCGCAGAGACTTTTTATGGCAGGTTCAACGGATCGGCCTGACGGTATAGTTTCTTCCAAGGTAAATGCCTTTTTTAATTTTGATATTGGTGATGCCAGCGATAACTTTGGCATTGATGTTACGGTAGCCGCAGATAATATTTCGGAAATCCGTCATTTGGTATCTACCCGAAATCTTCAGATATTTACCAATGCAGGGGAACTGTATGTTCCGCAATCTACAACATCGCCTTTAACTCCAAACAGTATAAGTTTTGTACCTCAGACACCGTATGGAACAAGTCAGGCGGTTACACCTCTAAAATTTGATGGTGCAACGCTGTATATGCAGTCTACTGGTAAAGTTATTCGCGAGTATGTCTGGGAAGACACTCAACAGGCGTATACCTCAAATGCCGTGTCTATTCTTTCCAATCACTTGATAAATAATGCGATTGATTCCGCTCTTTTAATGGGAACAACGCAGAGGCCGGAACAATATGCTTTTTTTGTTAATACAGATGGGACTCTCGCGGTTTTTCATTCGGTAAGAAATGAAGAGCTTGCAGGTTGGGTTCAGTGGAATACAAACGGCAGTTACAAATCTGTAACCCAGTGCGGTAATAAACTGTTTGCCTATTGCACACGCACAATTAATTCTTCAACGGTTCACTGGCTCGAAGAGTTTGACTTTGATGTAACAATGGATGCGGTTATTCAGTCTACAGCTTCTTCAACAAATAGCTGGACCGCGGCACACTTGCCAAACACCACTGTTAAAACCACAACAAATACCAATGCCCAGTATTTAGGTCAGTATACTTCTAACGGTTCCGGTGTCATCACAACGGATGAAGCAGTTACGAATATAGAAATTGGTCTGGATTTTACCATGACGTTAAAAACCATGCCTATTGATGCTATGATGAGAAATGTAGGTGCAATAACTGGCTTGAAAAAACGCATTAGCAGGGTTGTAGCCAGTGTTTTTTCCACACAATCCATGTCGTTGTCCGGCAATCAGCTAATCCTGACACAGGTAGATGATGATTTTAGTGTTCCCCCTACAGCCGTAGATGGGGATTACGAATTTTTTATGCTTGGCTGGTCGCTTGATCCAGCAGTTGAAATAACACAGACAGTTCCTTTGCCAGTAAGCATTCGTGGACTTTACATGGAGGTTACAGCGTAATGGGTAAAAAAGCGATTGTTCCGGCGGTAGCATTAACAGGTTTAGGAATAGCAACAGGCGGTTTTGGAATGCTGGCAACACCCAATGCGTTATTAAAGCCAGGTTCGGTTATTCTGGGAGCATCTGGCGGTGGATCATCTTTTAGCGGTGCTAGTGGACTTTTTAGCGGTTTTAAAATGCAACACGGTCTATCAGCCGTTCGGGGAATAAGCAGTATTATGGGGGGATTGTCAGCCCGAAAATCTGCTCAGTTTCAGCAAAACCAAATTGAACAACAAAGACGTCTAGCAAAACTGCAGGCAGACCAGCTCATTCTGGATGCAGATGCAAAAAGACAGAGAATTAAAGCCAATGCAATTGCAAAAGCCGCAAGTCAAGGAAAAGACATTAGTAGCTCGCGCTCTTTTATGGCGTTTTTAAAAGCGCAAGACCGTCTTTATGAAGACGATGTAAGCAGAATACGGGTAAATGCTTATACAAAACAGAATCTATTGGGCATTGATTCAAGATCAGCAAAAGCACAAGCACGAAGTGCCTTAGTTAAAGGCGGTCTTGGTGTTGCTCGATCTTTCTTTGATGATTACCAAGATGCAAAAGAGTCAAGGTTAGCATAATGAGTGCATACGAAGAATATCAAAAAACTTCAAGAATTGCTGTTCGGGAAGTATCCTCTGAAAATCCTATGGCAGAACAGTCAAGAGGGTTTTTTTCCTATGCTGATGAAATAAGCAAGATAAATCAGCGTTTATGGAATAAAGCCAAGAAAAAAGCGGTTAAAGAAGGTGAATTAGCAGGCTCAAATTCTGTTGTTTTAACACCAGAAGGTACAATCAGGCGTTCTGACGTTCCTGATGCTGGGGAATTGTATACGCAAGCTTTTCTTGAAGCCCAGAGAGCATCTGCTCTGTCTTCAATACAACTTGGCTTGAAAGGAAAGTTTGAAGAATTTCAAGTCTTAAATAAAGACAATCCGGACGCTCTTGATGCGTTAAGTGTTTTTGAAGAAGAATATGTTGTTCCATTAATTGACAATACCCAGAAAGATATACAGGGACAAGTCGGTGTTATAGCGTCTTCTTTTCTAATGGGGACAACAAATTATTTTACCGAACAACATGAATTAAGAGAACGCAGAGAACAGATACAAAATATTACAGAAGCTATATCAACCAACATAGCCAATCTTGAAGAAGCCTATAGCAACGGCTTGGAACAGACCCCTGGGCCAGTTGAAAATATTCCTTTGCCAGACACGTTGGAAATCTTAACGGACTCATTAATAAAACAGTCTGTTAGTAGTGGTTTGTTAAGTCCAGAAGAAGGAGCGAAATACACAGAAGGTATTCGATCTGCCATATTAAGCGGTCAGTTAATGCATCAGGTAAAAGGCAAAACCGCGTTTGAAGCTCTAAATGTAATTGACGAATTTATGGAAAAAGATATTGATGGTTTAAATGCGGAAACAAAAGCCCAGATTACTGCAAACGCGGTTCGTTCTATTGAAATGTCAGCAAAAATAAAAGCTGAAGCTAAACGTATAGAAAAAGAAAACGAAACAGATAAAATTATAGATTTTAGCATGTGGCTGGGCGAAAAAGAAAGAAACGCTCAAAAAAATAACTCGGTAATCAGCAAATCGGAAATAGATGCCAAAGTAATAGAATTAGGCTTGGATAATCCCAGCACTATGACTGGTGTTCGCGCAATAAATGCTGCTTATAATCTTCAAGAGCAACAAGAAAAAGACGCTTTGGCAGAACGACAAAATAAAAATTTTGCTCAGACAATAAGCGATATAGATCTTAACAGGTACAATCCTGTAGAAATTAGAGAAAATATTGCAAATAACTTTTACTCAACCGATCAAGCCCGTCAAATAATAAACAAATTAAATAAAATTGAAAAAAAGATAATAGAAAAATTTGCTAAAGATGAGGGTAATCCTGAGGAAATGTCACGCCTTGCACGAATTTTTGTGGCAGATGGTGCAACACCAGAAAAATTTGAAAATTGGGCCAAAGAAGACAATCCGTTTGGCAGATGGTTAAGAAAAAATCCCCAAGTTATAAACCGTTTAATAAAAGCCAATGATACTGAATTTGGGTATTCTAAACGTAAGGCTGATGGTGGTGTTCCGGACGATCATTTTGCTCGTTTTCTGCATAGAGAAACAGGTAAAGCAAAATTTGATATTAGAGACAGAACTCATGTTGATGCTTTTGTTCAATATGCCCAAAAAAATATAAGGACAGATTTAACCGCAAATATACCCAAATTAGTCTCACGTTTTTTGACTAACTGGAAAACGGTTCTACATGACAGAGAGGCAACTGCAAATCTTGCAGGTTTAGCGAGATCATTAAGTGATATGGGTATTGCTGTTCCTGGAATGACAACGCAACAATTGATGCAAGTAGAATCGGCTCTTAGAGGCCGTCCAGAAGATTTTGCAAAAAACTCAGAAAAACTAATAAGTGTAATTGACCCTGAACGCGATGAGCTAACAGCAATAGCAACGCGTTTTACGGTTTCTCCAAATTTTTCCGTTGAGATGGAAGAAAAACTAAGAAATCTTACTAAAGATTCATCGGCATTAGAACTTTTTGGCAGAAATTTATTTGGTCAAACAATGTTCGGTTTTATGATTAACCAAGATCTTAACCCTGCTAGTGCGGATCTGGTAACTGCTCAGGGGCGTCCTTTTTTTAGAGATATTTCAGGTTCAAAAATAGAAATTGATACAATCCCAGTATTAAGAGCGGCATATATGAAGCACTTTGCTGGCGATGCAATAGGCGATCACGAAAAAGCGATGGAAATGGCTTTTAGAGATGTGGGGCACAGTGGTGGTTTTACTAAGTTTGCTGAACCACAAAGAAATGCAGATGGTGAAATTCTGGAAGAACAGCAGTTTTCATATCGCACCTTAGAAAGATTTTTAGCACAAAACCAATTTAAAGGGCGACCAATCAAATATCTTCAAGGGGCCTTTGTTAATTTAATTAAAAGCGGTGAAATGGAAGAGGAGTTAAAAAAACAGGATTTGCAAGGTCTTGATTTTGGCGGCCAAGGATTTGCTCGTTTGACTAGCAATGAACTGTGGTTTCAGACTGATATTGGCAGAACTTTCATAGAAATGGTTGAAGACGAAGACAGGTTTGAACAGGCTTTGGGAGAAGGAAGAATCTATTTGAAACCTCATCATAAGCAGGGTTTTAGAATTTTCCTAAGATTAGGCAATCAAACAGAACATTTTCAATTATCAAAAATATGGATTCCTAATCAGCAAGAAAGAAGTTTTGTTTCTGAAAGTTTTATTAATTCCAAAGTTTCAGATTTATCTGAATTTTTGAATTATAATCCAACCAATAAAGGGAAGTAAAAAATGGGATTTTTTGAAAGAGATGATTTTTTACGCCCCAAGTATCCGCAATATATTCCTAGAACCCGTATACCGCGTGAAGGTCTTTTAAATTTTAAAGGTAATATTACTGATGGTGTATCTGCATTTGCAGAAGCATTTTCAGATGAATTTATACCAACTGTCGCAATACAAAAATTTATGGGTACACATTATACCGATGATATAGCTAATGCCCGTTTTGAAGCGCGACAAAAACACCCAGCTAATCCTGATTATAATCCGGCCAGAGATCCGATTATTCAACAGTTAGACCCTGTATGGCAAAAATTTGCTTATGATCTTGAGAGTGAACAAGAAGCACTAGCTTATGCAACCGGAGTAGAACGCCATCAGACAGAGGTAGCAAAAAGAGCTGAAAGTGGTCTTTATGGATCGATTGGCCTTTTAGGTGGAGCCATTGCCAACCCAGGCAGTCTTCTATCTATTATGAGAATTGGAACGGCTAAACGTCTGGCTGGAGCTGTTAGTGCAGTAGCAGTAGATGAAGCAATTTTAAGTACCTTACAGCCTGAAAGACAATTAGAACAAAGTTTAATGGCTGTAGGAGGTTTTGCTTCAATAGGCGGTGCTATTTTAGGGGCTTCAAAAATTAATAAAGCTGTTGTTAACCGGAGACTTGCAAATACCGAATATGAAGCAAAAATTCTAAACGAGAGTTTTAAAGACGATATTGATGATCTGGTAAACATCGAGACAGGCAACGTTGCAAAAGTAAAAGCCGAGGACCTTAATGCATCTATATTGGAAAGAAACAGAAGCAACTTAAAAGATGATCTGGATCAAGAACCTTTTAGTCCTGCAGGCAGACCGGAAAAAGGCGATGAAATGGCAACGCCTGAACCTGACCCTGCTCCGGAACGAGTAAACATAGAAGAGCTGGGAGAAGAAGGAGACAGAATAGTTAAGGCGTTCGGTCTTGAAAAACTTCCTATTGGTCCAGTAAGAGAAATTCTTTCAAAAGGAAATGTATATGCACGCAGTTTAATTTCTGATCTGGTCGAACATCCTTACCTTCTTGAAAGAAATATAAATAAAAACGCAACTGGTAGTGCTGTTGATCGAGCCGTTAAAACAAACTGGATTGCTCCTTTGGCTCGTACAATGATGGGAACTGAAGATATTTATTTAAGATATCGGCAAAGGGTAAATCTCTCTACAGCAGATACATTGGCAGGCCAGCATTTAAGAGATTTGGGGGGCCGAAACGGGCATCTTAGTTTTAGCCAGTTTCTTGATAGGGTAGGCAGGGCAAAAAGACGCGGTTCAGATGATATTCCCGAAGTCATGGAAGCGTCAAATCTATGGCATGAAAATATTTATAGAAAAATGGGTGAGTCTGCTTCAAGAGTTGGCCTCTTTTCTCAAGCACTCCGCAGAGACTTGAACAGGGTTATGGATGATTTGAGAAATGCCCAAAAAATGGGTGGCGACGACGAATTGATTGCATCTTTTAAAAACGAAGCAAATGAACTTAGAAAACAAATTCGAGAAATGGACAACTTAAAACCAAGTCCAACGTTTTTAAACCGGATTTACAGAAAAGACCTTATTAAAAATAACCGTGATGGATTTAAAGCTATTTTATTACGTCATGGAAGGTCCGAGGATGAGTCAGAAAAGGTCATTGAATCAATTCTGGACTCTACCCCCTTGAGAGCAGAAGACGACCTCTCAGGAGTCGCTGAGGAGATGATAGTCGGGCGTTCTGGCAAAGCGGCTTCTCTTCGGGAACGTTCTTTGGGTGATATAGATGACATGGAACTGGAAGATTTTCTGGAGCATAACATATTTGCGGTAGGTAAATACTATACAACAAGGGTTGCGCCTGATCTTGAGCTTACTAAAAAATTTGGAAGTATAGATATGTACCAGCAATTACGGGCTATTGCTGACAAATGGGATGAACAGATTGCAAAGACTAAAAAAGCATCAGAAAAAATAAAATTTACCAAACAAAAAGAAGAAGATTTAGAAAACTTAAGGGTTGTCCGTGATCGTATCAGGGGAACTTATGGTTTGCCGGAGAACCCTGATGGATGGACTAACAGGTCTATTCGTGTAGCAAAGATGTTTAACGCCACAACAATGCTTACGGGAGCAATTGCGGCGGTTCCCGACATGATGCGGATTGTAATGTATGATGGAATGCAACGTTCTTTTGGCACGATTTTTGATGCTTATAAAGCTGGTTTTACAAACATTGCCCGTTTGTCAAAACAAGAAGCACAGTTAGCTGGCGAAGCTCTTGATATGTATATGTCTATGCGAGCTTCTTTATTTGCAGATTTATCAGATGCACAGAGTACAACAAGTGCTTTTGAACGGGTAGCGGCTGTAGCAACCCAGCAGTTTTTTAATGTTTCTTTGATGAACCCGTGGAATGTAGGTGTAAAAACTATGGCTTCACTGGTTACAGGATCTCGTATTATCGAAGAATCTGTCAAATGGTCATCACCTCTTCGAAACAGTGCTAAAGCAAAAATAATTTATGGTGAAAATACAACATCTTCTGGAAGTTCCTTAATGGCTTTTAGAAACAAGAAAAACAATACCGTAACGGTTGATCTGGAATTGTTAAGAAAAGGATGGGAAAACAAAGTCTGGACACAACCCCAAATTAAAAATGTTGATCCTCTTCCAGAAAATCAATTCAAGAATTTTGATGAATGGAAAGATTTTATTGTCGAACATGAGCTGGCTCATGCTGATGTGCGTCCAATTAAAGGTGAGACAAAAGGTGCTTATGAAAACCGTATAAACCAGATTGCATTGAAACGCATGGGTGTGCGTGGAAAAGTTTCTAAGGATTACGATCAGACTACATTAGCAAAAAGCGGAATTGATGCAAACATGGCGGCACGGATTAGCGTTCAGTTCGAACAACATGGTTTGCGTAATGGGCGTGTAATGATAGCCAGAACACAAAACTGGACGGATAAAGAAGCCGCAAAAGTTTATACAAGTGCTTTAGGAAAAGAAATTAATCAGATTATTGTAACGCCTGGAGCTGGTGACACTCCCAAGTTTCTTTCAGGTGGTTTTGAAAAATTCCAGCCTAAACGAAAAGCCGCAAGAGAAGCAAAAAAAGCATCCGGTGAAAAACTATCTGGAACCGAACAGATAGAAGAGACATTTATGTCTCCTCAAATGGCACAATTGCTTCTTCAATTTAAAACTTTTGGTGCTTCAGCAACAGAAAGGGTGCTGGTTGCTGGTTTGCAACGTCCTGACAGCAAGTTTCTTATTGGAGCGGCTGGTCTGGTAGGTTTAGGGATGTTGATTGATAAAGTAAGGGACGATCAGTTAGGACGCAAACATCCTAAATCAACAGGGGAATGGATTAAACGAGGAATTGAACGTGGCGGTATAATTGGTTGGTTTTCCGATGCAAATGGTGCTTTGGAAACTTTAACAGATGGACGTTTTGGCCTAGGTCCAGTTTTGGGTGAACCTCAGAGAAAAAGTTCTATGTCTCGAAAAGCGGGAATTGTTGGTGGGCCAATTGTGCAACAGGGAAAAACAATAAGTAATCTAATATTAGGTTTGTCTGATGGTCGAATGGGCAAACGGGACGCGTCTTATGCAAGACAGTTAATTCCCGCAAATCGGGTGTTTTGGGCAGATGGCTTATTTGATTATGGACAAGATAAACTGGTTGGAGCAGAAAACTAATGGCTGAAATTACAATTGCAGACGCAACGCCAAGGGTTCAATACACAGTAGGAGGATCAGCTACTACTGGTCCTTGGACAATTCCTTGGGCATATTTTCAGGATGCTGATATTAAAGTTTATTTTGATGGTACATTAAAAACAATTACAACTCATTATACTATTTCGGGAACTGCTGTTGATGACGGGTTTTCCGGAGGAACAGTTTCCGCAACAAGCGCACAGTCAAATATTGTTGTTACTATTGAGCGTGATGTTGCTGTTGAAAGAACAACTGATTTTCCCGCTTCTGGTGTTTTTAATATTGCAACATTAAATACTACCCTTGATAAACTTTTTGCTATCGGGCAATGGCTTGAAACTAAAATTGGGCGTTCTCTAAATAGGCCGTTTACTTCAGCCGAGTCTTATTCTTTAAACTGGCCGGATGGAGCAACTACAACGCCTGGTTGTGTTGTAGTATCTTCAGATGCGGGAATTGAAATTTCTTCTGTTAACCCTGATGATTTAACAACTTCGACAACTGCCGCGGCTAGTTCTGCAACCGCTTCTGCAAGTAGTGCTTCTGCTTCTGCAACTTCTGCGACTGCTTCTGCTAGTTCTGCTTCAACAGCGGCATCTGAAGTCGGTGCGGTTGCCCATAAATATACATGGAGCAATTCTACAAGTATGGCAGATCCTTCTACTGGAGGACTGCGTTATAATCATGGAACAACCGGAAGTGTTACAGCTATAGCAATTGATGACTCAACTGCGGATACCGGAAATCCTGATATCAATGCTTACATTGCTACATGGGATGATTCTACAAGTACAATTAAGGGTCAGCTTCAAATTGTCAAAGTCGGAACTCCGGCAACATTTGCAATATTTAATATTACGGGACTGACAGACAATTCTGGTTGGAGTCAGCTTGCAGTAACGCATGTCGCGTCCAATGGATCTTTATCAGACTCGGATGCAGTCAGATTAACTTTTACACGAACTGGTTTAAAAGGAGATACTGGAAGCACTGGAAGCACTGGAAGTACAGGAAGTACAGGAAGTACGGGCGCAACTGGAGCAGATGGATTTGGGGGCTTACCTTATACTTTTAGTACCACTACAACTGATAGCGATCCTGGTGCTGGAACCATACGCCTGAATCATGCAACTTTAGGATCGGTTACAGCCGCATACATAGATGATACAACTTCTGCATCTGGCAATCCCGATGTTAGTGCTTTTCTCTTAACATGGGACGACTCTACCAATACATCGGACCGAGGTCAGGTGACGATTGTTAAAAAATCCGCACAGCAAAATTTTGCAACTTATAAAATTAGCGGAACAAGCACGGATGCATCAGGATACGTTAAGTTGGCATTGACTCATGTGGATAGTGCCGGAAGTTTTTCGAATAGTGATGCTGTATTGGTTCAATTTACAAGATCAGGTAATGCTGGCTCGTTAGATGATCCAATGACAACCCGAGGCGACATTATTGTCCGCGACAGTAGTAATGCTACAGCAAGACTTGCAGTTGGCTCCGCAAATACAGTTCTTAAATCTGATGGTACTGACGTTAGTTATGGAACGATAGCCACAGCTAATATTGCGGATGACGCAGTATCTCTTGCTAAAATTGCAAGTGGTACTGATGGAGAATTGATTACCTGGGATGCTAGTGGCAATCCAACCACTGTAGGTGCTGGTACAAGTGGACACTTTCTGAAATCACAAGGAGCTGGCAACGTTCCGGTATTTGCAGCTGTTGAAGCTGGCGGTGGATATGAACTTTTGTCTGCAACGACTTGCTCTAGCACTGCTAGTGTAGCTTTGGAAAGCATGGAGGCTGGCTATCATTATCGATTAATTGGAAGTAACTTAATTCCTGCGAGCAATAACCAAGACCTTTATATACAAATAGGTACGTCCGGACCAAGTTATGCAACATCTGGTTATCAATATTTAGTGGGTGGGTATTTGGGTACTTCTCACACTAAAGAGGTATCAACCTCTGCAAGTCAGTTTAGAGTTGTCGGTCAAGGTGGTGGAACTGCAACGGGTGAACAACTTTTCTGTGACATACAAATATTAAACCCTGCCCTTGCAACAGGACGTACTCATTTGTACGGCAACGTAGGTGGAAAAGAACAAGGCGGTAACATGATCGAGCAGAATTTTGTTGGCTTTCGATCTACGGCAGAAGCTAACACGGCAATTAAGATTTATTTTGCTGGTTCAAATATCGCCAGCGGGACTGTCTATTTTTACCGAATTGCAGATGCGTAAGGGGAGCTTGAAATGGCAAATGATAAAAAAGTTGTAAATGGTGCTGAAATTGAATTAACCGATGCAGAACAAACTGCGCGTGACGCAGAAATACAAGCATATAATGACCAAGCGCATACAAGAGCTTGGGTTTCACTCAGACAGATTAGGGACCAAAAATTATCTGAATGTGATTGGAGGGCTTGCAGTGACGTATCTTTGCCTGACAACTGGAAGACTTACCGTCAACAACTTAGGGATTTACCTGCACAATACAATGACACCACAGTAAAAGGCACAATTACCTGGCCTGATGAGCCAACCTAAAGGTGAAAAATGGTAGTTGCAGAATCTTTAGCAGTATTTGCTGTTGCCAAAAAAACAATTGAAGTCGTTAGTTCCGCTGTTGATACAGCAGAAAACGCAACAAGTTTGTATTCAGGATTGGACAAACTCTTTCGGGTTAAAGATCAGGTAGAAAGAGAAGTTACTAAGAAAAAACCAGCAAAACCACGGAGTAAATTACATGCGTTATTTACGAAAGTTACCAAAGAGGACGGGGACGATGATCTTTCAGTTGGAGCTGTTGCGGCTATGGTTCTTGAACAAAAGAAACTGGATCGCAAAATTGAAAACCTTGGTATTAGAATCGATAACAAATTTGGCGAAGGCACATGGTCAGAAATACTTGAAACTCGTGAGAAAATGCTGGCTGAACGTAAAGAAAAAAAGCGCAAAGCTAAAAAACTAGCTCAAAAACAAGAAGAAAAAAATGAGGAGATTTGGAATAAAGTTTGGAAAATTTTTATTGAGATCCTGAAACTTTCTATCGTTCTTATTTCTGCATGTGGTGTCGGTTACTTAATCTGGATTAACAGATGCATGTCAGGAAATTGCTGATGGATGGTGCGGTTGATATTAAACTTCTGGTTACATTAGGTGGCATAATTGTTTCTATGGCTGGGGCCGCGGCTGTCGCAAAAAATCAAATACAGCGATTAACAGAAATCTTAAAAGACATGGAATCTCGTATGAGGGGGTTCGATGGCAGAACAGACTCTTTGGAAAATGCACAAGGCACAACTCAACAGCGTTTAGATGTTATTGCCAAAATGATGAGTCCAGAAGTAATGGAGAGAAGAGCAAGAGAAGCCGCTACTGTTCTGGCGCGTTTGGAAGTTTTGGAAAGAACACAGAATAAAATTGAATCTCGCGTTGGTTTGAACGGGGGAGATAAATGAAAATTTTTGTAGTTGTATTTATCTTTTTAATACTGTTGTCGGGCTGTCAGACAACGAGCAAAGAACAAATGCAAATTACACAACCAGTTATACGATGTGCGCCTGCAATCGATATCACTGTTCATTTAAGAAATAAATACAACGAGATTCCTAGGTACGCAGGGATGACATCGAGCGGTATTGTCATGGTGATTTATATCAGCACAAAAAACACTTTCACGGTGGTTCACACAACCAAAGAAGTTGCTTGCCTCTCCATGCACGGTACAGAATTTCATAAAATTAATTGGAAAGAGTTTAAAAAAATATGAGAGCAAATAATTGAAGGTAAGTTCAGAAACAGCCGTAGCGATGCCAATCAAAAACATGGTGGGCATTATTATCGCGATTTCAATGGGTATCTTTGCGTATACAGAGATTACTGCACGACTGACTAGCTTGGAAACTAGCCGTGAGCTTATGAACGCTGATTTATTGAAAGCATCTGAGCAGACGACTGTAGACAAAGAACAATTTTTACTGCTCGAAGACATATATGAAACGGTGGAGAAGCATCAAGAGCTTCTGGATAAGAATATCCATAACCAGGTCATGCTGACGCACATAGAGAAACAGCTAGAAAAGGCTCTAGCTGATATTGAAAAACTGAAAGACAAAGTTCGTGAGAACGGAAACTAAAGATGATTGAAACTGTAATAGCACTACTAATGATAATGGATAACGAGATCCAAGAACATCGTATCCAGTCCTCAATGTCTGCCTGTTTAAAGGGTAAACGAATTGCGATGAGGCAAATGAAGTCAAACAGTAGTACACGCTTTGAGTGCCTGAAGTCCAAAGCAGAATTAGAATTATATATGGGCGAAAAACACATAAAAAAACTTATTCTAAAATAGGAGAATGTAATGATAGGGTTAATCAGTGCGGTTTTACCGTCAGTAATGAAAGTAGCTGGTCGGTTTTTGCCAGAGGATAAAGAAGCTAGAGCAAAGGCCGAGCGTGAGATTGAAGCTCAACTTACAACACATTTGGCAAAGATTGACCTTGCCCAGTTGGATATCAACAAAACCGAAGCAGCGCACCGGTCTACTTTTGTAGCTGGGTGGCGACCCTTCATCGGCTGGTCGTGTGGTGTGGCCTTATGCTGGTCATATGTTTTTATGCCAATCACACAATTCATCATGGCACAGACAGGATACTTGGTTGAATTGCCAGCTATGGACATGAGCGAGATGATGCCGGTCTTAATGGGGATGCTTGGACTTGGCGGTCTTAGATCTTTTGAAAAGTACAAAGGGGTTAGCAAATGAATAAAGATCAATTAATTACCGAACTTGTCGCTGATGAAGGCGAGGTCTTGGCAGTATATAAATGCACTGAAGGACATGAAACGTGTGGTGTCGG